CGAGGCATTATGGCAGGTGGGCCAACTTACGGATTAACAGTTACTGGTGGCACTGCTCCATTTACTGGCTGTCACGATGGTTTGCTGCTTAAAGGAACTACGGTTGTTGCTGGTGACATCATTGTTGACACTGGCGTTATTGTTGCAACATCAGGTGTAACCGATACCATCACTGAAGTAGCTGTAAGTGCAACTGCCAATCAAAAAGGTGCTATTGGTGTATTTGCAACAATTAGCACGCAAATACCTAACATTTTGCAAATTCCTGTCATTGTTCCTGTTTGGCAAGATAATGAGTGGGTTGATACGGTTGAATATGAATTAAACCCAATTTATCAACCAATCGTTGACACTCACAACTACATCGCCATTAACTCTGTGGGTGAAGGACAAATTAATGTGTGCGGTGAAGGCGGCAACTTTCAGGTTGGTGACTTGATTGTCTGCTCGTCTACTCTTGGAAAAGGCATGAAACAAACTGATGACATTGTGCGAAATACAACTGTTGCAAAAATTAGAGAAGCCGTAACATTTGCGTCACCAACAGATGTTCAACTTGTATCTTGCATCTATCTGTGTGGCTAATTTTCTGGCACAATAGATTAAAGACATTACAAGATTTCGTGCCCTGAGAGTACTCGGGGAGCGTCACCACCTGAGTACAGGGAATTGTCATGCCAGTCTTTAGCCAAAACGTCATCACCCAAGTTGCGGGTTTTGATTCGCCACTGCTTACAGGTGAACTTGTCTACAACCAACAAACCTATTGGAATCTTGCGCTTAAAACGACCGCAACGCTTCCAGCTACACCTATCAATATAACTGGCGCAACCATAAGCGCACAAATTGTTAGGCGAACGGTGACCAATCTACAGGACACTCGAACGGGATTGTCCTTTGATATAGGCAACTACAGTCCGACACCGACCACAGTAACTCTAACGATTGCTAATCGTGTTGATGTTTCTGGTACGTTTACGGTGGTACTTGATGAAACCGCGTGGTCAGTAATTGCTGGTGATCCTGATTTGCAAATTGACAAAATTGACCCTGTGTGTTTTAGCGGTCGCGTCAAAGTCAGTTTCCCTGCTGCTGGAGGAACTCCACAAGATGATTTAATTATTTTCTTAATGTTCCTTGTTCGTTCTGACGGCATCATCAACATCAGCTAAGGAATCATCATGGGTCCAATACAAGTAGTCGTGCAAGACGGAAATAACCTTGTTCTTGAAGTAACGCCAACAGCAGATACTAATGTAATTCTTGACAGAGGTGTGGCGGGAACTGCTGCAACTATTGCCGTTGGAACAACAACATCTCTTGCACCCGGCAACCCTGCAACCGTTACAAACGTAGGCACTTCCGCTGCTGCTGTTTTTAATTTTGGAATTCCTACTGCTGGCGGTATTGCTGCTGGCGGGTCAACTACGCAAGTTCAATACAATTTAAGCGGTGTTTTGGCTGGTTCAGCAAACATGACGTTTAACGGCACTACGTTTAAAGTTGGAACTAACACCATTCTGAGCAACGTCAACGTGCTTAGTGCAAGCTACGACAGTGTGTCTTTTTCTGTTGCAGTGCAGGAAACGTCCTCTACTGATTTATTCTTTAGCCCTGATGGTCTGAAGATGTACATCCTTGGCTCAACTGGCGATGATGTCAACGAGTACAACCTGTCTACGGCTTGGGTGGTTTCTTCTGCTGTATTTGTGACCACATTTAGTGTGGCTGCCCAAGATAGTTCTCCCACTGGATTGTTCTTCCGTGCTGATGGCAAAAAGATGTATGTGCTTGGCGCAACTAACGATGCTGTTTTCCAATACACACTAAGCACCCCTTGGTCTGTTGCAACAGCGTCTTACGACAGCGTTTCTTTTTCTGTTGCAACACAGGATATATCGCCTAACGCAATTTCATTTAAGCCAAATGGTTTGTCCATGTACATGGTTGGCGCAACTGGTGATCTTGTTTACCAGTACACGCTATCAACTGCTTGGAACGTATCAACCGCAACATTCTTGCAGTCGTTCTCAGTAGCTGGTCAAGAGACAATTTCTAATGCTGTAACTTTTACAGGCGATGGTTCTCGGATGTTTGTAATGGGTCAAACGGGTGATGACGTTAACGTCTACAACCTGACAACACCTTGGGATATCAGCACATCAGCATTTGTTGGCTTGTTCAGTGTTGCTGCACAAGATACAGTGCCGCAAGGTCTTTACATCAAGCCAGATGGCACAAAGATGTACATGGTCGGCTCGAGCACCGATGCCGTTTACCAGTACACAGTACCAAGCATTGACATCCAATTGACAGGCCCGACCTCTGCTGCGGCCTTGGACGTACAGCAAGACTTGACTGTTTATGGTGCTACAACGGCTGCTTCTGGTTCATTTACATCTTTGTCTGATTCTGGCAACCTAGCCTTTACAGGCACTGGCAACCGCATCCGTGGCGACTTCAGCAATGCGACTATTGCTAACCGTGTGGCTTTTCAAAGCAGCACAACAAATGGCAATACACAAATAACAGTTTTTCCCAATGGAACCGCTACTAATTCAGGTTTGGATTTATATTCAAATTCCGACCCTACAAATACTTCGCGAGGTTTAATTCGTATTGATACAGCAGGTGTAGATTTTAAAATAGACTCTAACCGAACAGGCACTGGCACATACCTGCCTATGACCTTCTACACAGGAGGCAGTGAGCGAGTCAGGATTGATACATCAGGGAATATGTTGGTTGGGCCTATAACACTACTTGCCAACTCCACATTTGTTGCAAATGCTGGTGTAACTGCAAGGACTGCTGCTGCTTCAGCCATAACCCCATATTTGCAACTGTACAACGGCAATTCTGGCACTGACCTGAAAACATGGCGACTTGGTGGGCAAGGTGACGGATCATTGTCATTTGAATCCGTCAATGATGCTTACACGGTTGGCTCTGTCAAAATGACCATTACCAATGCTGGTAACGTGGGTATTGGGACGAGTTCGCCTACAAGCGTCGCAGGTTATGGCGCACTGACGCTTAACGGAACTACGGGGTCTTTTCTTGCGCTCAGAACAAACGGAACAGACACCGCATATGTGCAAACAAATGCAAGCAGCTTTGATTTGAAGGGCGTGAATAACGTCCCAATGATTCTGTATACCAACAACACCGAACGTGCCCGTATTGAAAATGCTGGAGATATTTTAGTTGGCGTTGGAACAACCGCAAGCGCCCACCTTACAGTTTACGGCGCTGGAACAACCTCCAGTTCTTATACAAACGGCGATGCCACTGGAGCAACTTTATATTTAAGAGACAGTGGAACTAGCTCGGGCAATGGCGGTCAGATTTTGTTTGGCTCTGCGTTTGGTGTTCACGCTGGAATTAAAGGTCTTGTTACCAACGGTACTGGCCCTGCTGGTGATTTGGTTTTTCAAACTCGCACCACTACTGGCAACGTCACTGAAAAACTGCGTATCACATCCGTTGGTGACGTAGGGATTGGGACGAGTTCGCCGCAATCAAAATTTGTTGTTTCTAATGGTGGTGCTGCTGGGCTAGAGTTTTTTGTAAACTACCCCGGTGGCGGTGTCGGCACTTATATTCAAAGCTACAACCGTAGCGGTACAGCGTATGTAAATACGGCGTATGACGCCTTGTCTCATTCTTTCCGAACTTCTAGCACTGAGCGGGTAATTATTGCATCTACTGGCATCGTCACCATGAACGCATATGGTGCTGGTACTGCAACATTCTCGGCTGCGGGTGTTATTTCGTCAGTGTCTGACGAAACATGGAAAATCAAAGATGGTGTGCCAGTTAACCCAGATGCCATGCTCAAAAAGTTGGAGCCGGGCTATTGGTACTACAACGACGAAAAGAAAGAATCTTTTGGTGCAGACCGACAACTGGGTTTCTACGCTCAAAACGTCAACGCTGCAATTGGCCCTGAAGCCGCACCAGAGCCTGAAGAAGGCAACCCGTGGGGTTACTACGACCGTTCAGTTTTGGCCGTAGTTGTCATGTCGCTGCAAAAAGCACTTGCCACCATTGAATCACTTGAAGCCCGTATTGCAACTTTAGAAAGCAAACCATGACAACTTACCTCTGGACAATCTCTCAAATGGATCGCCTCACTGCTGACGGCTTTGTCGTCACAGTGCATTACAACGTGTCTGCCACTGATGGCACATACAACGCCTCAATTTACGGCACTGTGGGTTACCAAGAGCAACCGGGAGAGACATACACCCCTTACGACCAATTGACAGAAGCACAGGTAGTTGGTTGGGTGCAGAACTCTTTGGGCCAAGCTACTGTTGAAGCCAGCTTGCAAAGCCAAATTGATGCACAGATCAACCCCGTACAAGAGTCGGGTGTACCTTGGAGCCAAGCATGAGAATCATTGCACCACTGATTGCAGTACTGTCTCTGACAGGCTGTGCGACTGCCGAATACGCAGCCTATGCTGATGCCCACAAAGCCCAAGCAGCGGCTCAAACAGCCCGTTATAAGGCTCTGGCAGACATTGCAGCCCAAGGTGACACAACTGCCAAGGTTGCTGCTGTAATGTCGTTGCAGATGGGTGGTGGTCAGCAGAACACGCAGATCAATGCCCCAAAGTCATGGGCTGACTATGCTTTGCAATGGACAGGGTTGCTGCTGCCGACCTTTGGGCAGGTGTACACCATCAACAAACAGACTAGCCTTGGTATGCGTCAGTCTGACAACGCCACAGCTTTGGGTGTCAGCACCAATGCAGCCTTTGTCGGCATTGCAAGCCAGATTCAAGCGCCAGCAGCTAATGTGACACTGAGTGGCACAGGCGTGATCGGTGCAGGTACTTATTCGATTGGAGCAAACAGTGGTCAAAACTCTGGCAACTCTGGTCGCTTGGCTGGTGGTTCTATTACTGACAATACGGCTGTACCAACTGTGGTGACCAACACCAACACCACCACAACAACAACTACCCCGGCAGTACCATGACAACTATTGACAAAACCGATGCACGACTCTCAACGCATGAAGAAATTTGTGCGATTCGTTACGAGCAAATCAATGCAAGACTCAAGCGCATTGAAGCCATCATGCTTAAAACTGCTGGCGTGATGATTATTAGTATGGCGGGAACAATCTTCTCCGCTGTGTGGATACTTAAATGAAAGAATGGGCTGTTGCATTTATTGCAGCAGTCCTAGTGGTTGCTTTAATTGTTTGGTGTGCATACATACTTATCCCGTTGTTTAGGAGCCTGTAATGCTTGCCGAACTTGCTGCTTGCAACGCTGCTTTTGCCGTTATTAAAGGCGCACTTGCCAACGGTAAGGATTTGTCTGACCTTGGCTCTAGAGTCTTTGATTACTTTGACAACAAGGCCAAGATACAGCAAAAGGTCAACGAGAAGGGCAACCGTTCTGACATTGAAGAATTTTTTGCTCTCGAAAAACTTAATGCTCAAGAGGTCGAACTGCGTGAAAGAATGATTTACGCTGGTAGACCGGGCATGTGGGCTGATTGGCAAAAGTTTCAAGCTGCTGCTGCTCGTAGACGCAGGGAAGCAAAAGAGGCTGAAATCAAAGCCATCAGGGTTCGTAAAGCCAAGACAGAGCAATTAATTGAATATATTGCAATCGGTATATCCACAGTTATTTTGACTGTCATGTTAATTTACGGCATTATTATTTACATGATGTATATACGGAAATGACGGACAAGCCTGAAACCATTGTTGACAAGGTGCTGTCGTATGTTGACAGTCCTTTCAAACTTTTTGCTGTCATTTTGATGGGTGTAATTGCTTTTTCTGGTTACTTCCTTTGGCAGAATCAAGAGTTTATGAGGGATGCCTACAAGGAGTCTCGCAAGCTGCCAGAAATTAACACCAGCAGGTCAGATGAAGCCAGTGCCATGCTGTTTAAAAAGACCGGGGCTACTGTTGTGGCGGTCTTTAAAGTCAACCCTCTGTTTGGTAGCAGGGTGCTGTACAAGGCATACACCAAAGATGGACGGGATAAAACCATTGAGGACATTGACGTTGGTTTGTTTAGTCAGAATCAAGCGAACAATGCCGATGTGATTAAGTTGATGACCAACCAAATACCGTGTTCAGAATACCGCTACGCTCAGTCTGAGGTAGGCTTGTGGTACTTGGACAAAGGCGTAACATTTACTTGCCGGGTCAGCGTTCCACCTGACTCACATCGTTTTGTAGGCCAAATAACTGTAGGTTGGGCTGAACCACCAACAGACATTGAGCAGACAAAATTCATGCTGGAGATTGCCAGCGCCATGTTAACCAAAAGGGGAAATTAAATGGATTGGCTTAAACAAATCGCACCGACTATTGCTACAGCAATGGGTGGCCCATTAGCGGGTATGGCTGTTTCGGCTATATCAAAAGCCATTGGCGTTGACCCTGACAAGGTTGGCGACATGATTAGCAACAACAAATTGACTGCCGAACAAATTGCTCAAGTCAAAATTGCTGAGATTGAATTGCAAAAGCAAGCGCAGGAGTTGGGCCTTAACTTTGAGAAATTAGAAGTTGAAGACCGCAAGTCAGCACGGGAAATGCAAGCCACTACCCGTAGCCTGATGCCGCCAATACTTGCTGGTTCTGTCACTGTAGGATTCTTTGGGATTATGGGCATGATGTTTAACGGTGCGGTAGACAGTAGCAACCCCGCTATCTTGATGATGCTTGGCAGCTTGGGTACAGCTTGGACGGGCATTATCTCGTACTATTTTGGATCGTCTGCTGGCTCACAAGCCAAAACAGAAATGCTGTCAAAAGCACCTGCAATCAAGTAAGGACATAAAGTGATTACTGCTGAACAACTTAAAGAACTGCACATTGATGACGATTGGCTAGAGCCTTTAAACAATGCTATGCAACGGTATGAAATCAACACACCATTGCGAATGGCGGCGTTTATTGGTCAGTGCGCTCACGAATCAGGAAACTTCAAGACTTTGCAAGAAAACCTTAACTACTCAGCGGAAGCCCTGTGCCGGGTCTGGCCTAGCCGATTCCCAAATCTTGAGGCAGCACAACCTTATCACCGCAATCCCGACAAGATCGCAAACAAGGTATACGGTGGTCGTATGGGGAATGGAACCGAAGAAACCGAGGAAGGTAGTCTGTATAAAGGCCGTGGCTTGATCCAGTTGACCGGGAAGGATAACTACACTCTCTGTGGTGATGCTTTGCAAGAGGACTTCATTCATTCGCCTGATCTCCTTTTGTCACCAAAATACGCAGCATTAAGCGGGGCATGGTTTTGGAATAAACGTGGCCTAAACAAAGAGGCCGATGCAAAAGATTATGTCGCCATGACCAAGAAGATCAATGGCGGCACAATCGGCTTAGAGGATCGTTTAAAGCACATTAATCATGTGTTGGAAGTCTTGTCCTGATATTCCAACTCAAGCAGCAACTCTAGGTAATGAATGGCCTTGCGAATGTCAGCAGCGCCATTCTTGTCTTTGTGCCGGGTGACGTACTTGATGACGTTACCCTCACAAAATCCTAGATCATTGGCAAGGATATAAACAATGGGCTGGATGCCTTTGTCTTTGTAGTGGTTACCTGATACCTGTTTATCAAGTGCAGATGGTGGCTCACACACAATGGGTGTGCAGCCATGTATTTCACAGATCTCTGGTGTGGGGCAAGTATTGCAAAGCATCAAGATTCCTTAACAAACTGACCTGCTTTGTTCATGTAGCCTTTGCGTGGCTCAATGACCTTGTAGGCGTTGTAAAAGCATTGGCGCAAGTCCAAGTCGCACAACACACCCACATTGACCAGCGTAACCATAACGTCACCAATGGCATCAGCAATTTCCTCACGGTCATTACTGGCAACAGCAGCAAGCAATTCACCAGCTTCTTCAAGTGTTTTCTTTGCTTGGCCTAACGCTGTACCGTTCTCGTAGATGCCCCTAGCTTGCGCCCATTGCATCACAGCAAATTCTGTGCTGCCAAACGATTGTGTGTCTTTCATTTTGGCTCCCGCATAAAACACCACACTCTCACACCTTTTTCAGTTTTGCGTGTTTTGTAGATGTATTTCGTATTTGTTGTCTTTTTGTAAAAATGCAAACTCATTCTTAATGCTTGAATTTGTTTTTTATCAGCTTCCACAAAAAAAGAATCACCACTCATCATTCTCTTAAAAGGATATTTGCTTTCAGTTACCTTCTTTTTTTTGGGCTTGCCAAAAGGTATGTTTTTATCAATCTTGTATATCTGGTCGTGTTTCATATTGTCCATTCTCTTTCATTACGTCCTGAGTTTGATTTAACCGTGTTGCCTGTCAGCACAATTAAGCACATAACCTTTAACTCGTTTAAGCGTCTTGCAACTTGATTGCTTTCAAGACCAGTTAGCATTGCAATGCCATCTTTACCAAGAGGCCCATTCTTTTCCAAACACTCAAGAATAATCTTGTGATGCTTGGCAGAGACTTCCTTAATGCTGTCCGCTGCTTCAAACGAAGTAATTGGGTCTGTTGCCCGAACACGGGGAAACTTAACATCAAAGAACTCTTTGAATTTGTTGGCGTATTCCATGTCTTGTCCTATTTATGAATGTTAGCAATGTTAGTGTTTGGCAATAACATTGCTAATTAAAGTGGGGTACTCGCTGCGTCTGATGTCTGCTTTTGGTCCCCGCCTAGAACGAGTAATCAGCATCCGCTTTCCCCCGTTAATTAAAATGGAACGTCATCGTCCATTGCAAAATTTGTACGCTTTGGAGCAGCCTGTTTAACGGGCCTATCTTCTTTGGGCTTGACCGATAGACTCATAAACTTTTTACCCGTCTTCTCGCTTGTTTTAAGCCATCCTGAAACCCACAAGTCAACGCCATTCACGTTTAAACTACCTTTGTAGTCTGGATGATTATCTTGTTGCTTGTCATCGTTTTTAAAGATGGCTCCGCGATTGCTGTTATCGTATTCCATTTCATTCCTTTGCTTTTTTAATAGCCGAACGGGTCTTGCTGTCAAGCAATGACCACAATGCGACCTTTTGATCGGCTTCTAGCTTTTCCGCATCAAGCCTGTCAAGAGCTTGTTTTGGATTGCCTTCAGCCACGTTAGCGATTAAATCAATCGCTAATTCTTGAAGGTACTGCATTTCCTCTGGAGGAATAGTGTCTGCAATACCCTGCGAGGGGGTGATGATAACTTTCTTGTCTTCCACAGGTTTAGAAGAATCAAGCGCATCGTGTTCAACAATCTCTAGCGCAGCAACCCACAAGTATCTGCGGATGTAAGTCTGTACTGCGCCAAGGTTCTGAACTGGATGGCAACCTTTAAGATTGGCCTCCGACATGGGAGACTCAATCACAATCATTTCTTCTGGCTTGTCAGTGTTGATAATTCGCATATCAGCAGACTCTTTGCCAAAACTGATAACGCTTGTCAATCCAACTTCATCAAAGATGCTCAAGGCTGGAACAATGAAGTCACCAAGTTCAAAGTATTTGTAACCAGCAAACTTGTTGTGGCCTGATTTTTTTAGTTCAGTGCTGTGGAACTTATGCCGAGCATCATTAAGTTTTTGATATACATTCATTTTGATTCCTTTAAATGTTCTTGCGTTTCTTTATCAAGGTCTTTGTACTCAATAAAGTGATTTTCTTGACAGCATGATCGTTTGTCTGCACGTTCTTCAAAGCAGTACGCACAGAACTCTAAGCCATCTAAATCGTTCACAATGCTTTCCTTACTGGCTCTGCCAACAGCCAGTTGGAGCCAAGCTGAATAACGCTACGCACCCACTTACGTTGGTACTGCTGGATAACTTGCGGTGGCGCATCGTAGGTCTTAAACAACTCACGGGCCTTGCGGCGAATTTGATAAGTACTCATTCTTGCACCTCTTTTGGTTCTATTTTCGTCAACGTAATGCTTTCTGGAAGATGACGGTATGAGTCAGCTACAACTTCATTAAATCCGTAATCTGCAATCATCTTGTTTGCGTAGTCAAGAAGAATTTTCTCGACTTCAGCGCGGGACAACGTAATTTTCATGTGAACTCCTGTCTTGTTGAGCCTCTATCTTATGACGCATAAACAAAAAAAACATTAGGACAAACCCTAATAGACAACCGGGTCAACAATGATACTCTTGCCAGCATGACTACACCAGACCACCACGAAACTGTTGCGGCACAGGAAATTTGCTTTACTGCAATCCATGCTGTCAAGCAGTACACTTTTGATCCCGGCGACTTTGAGGCAGCTACCGTTGCTCTCTTGGCTCGGGCCATTGAACTAACAACAAAGAAGGAACTGACACTGTGCTACACGCAAAACTCTACTACTTGAAGCAGCTTGAGAATGGCCCCTTAAGCCATAGGACGATCACCAAGCGCATGACAGGCAAATACCGTGACTCAGCAGCAGGGATTAAAGACGCATTGATTGCTGATGGCATCATTGTGTGCGTCAAGAAAGTCCTGCAAAGCAACGGCAAGTACGCTTACCATCACAAGCTAACAGGCAAATCATTTGTTGTTCAACAGCAACAAGAAAATTCTGACCAGTGGGATGACGGTTTGGTCAAGTCAACAGGCAATGCGTTTGATTGGCGCGGCGCATCTTCTGCTTACAGCAAAAAAGAGATCACGCACTTGCAACAGAAGTATCACAACAATTATCCGATCACTATTTACAGCAGGGCTTGAGTGGTGGTATATTAGTTTGAAACAACGGCTAGGTTGGGATTGATCCCCCGACTGAAAAGGATTCCCACTTTTTCCCTGCCGAAGTTTCTTTGTTTTAAGTGGCGTTATAAGTGGAAAAATCATGCTTCTAAAGCCAAAAAACTGGGCCGTCTTTCAACATTACAAAGACCGTTGCCCACCGTGGATCAAACTCCACCGCGACCTCCTTAACGACCGTGTTTTTATGTGCTTGCCACTTGCTAGCAAGGCGCTTGCACCTTTGCTTTGGTTGCTAGCATCAGAGTCCAAAGACGGTACTTTTGATGGCTCACTGGATGAGCTAGTGTTTCGGTTGCACATCACACCTAAAGACTATCAAGATGGCGTTAAGCCGTTGATTGATAAAGGTTTTTTTGTTATTGCAAGCAGAGTGCTAGCAGAGTGCTATCAAGATGCTATCCCAGAGACAGAGGGAGAGACAGAGACAGAGAAAGAGGGAGAGACAGAAAAGAGGCAGAAAAGCAATCGCGGTTCGCGCTTGCCTGTGGACTTTGTTTTGCCAGAAGATTGGATTTCTTTTTGTCAAACAGAACGCAAGGATTTGGATACAGCAAAGGTTTTTGCAGAATTTAAAGATTACTGGTGTGCTTTGCCAGCAGGTAAGGCCACTAAGGTTGATTGGACAATGACATGGCGCAATTGGGTTCGCAGACAGTCTGCACCTAAACAATCCTTTGCCCAACAAGCCGCTGACGTTGCCCGGTCAACAGTCCCTGCCCAACACACTGGTCGTGACCCTGTGCTGCTCAAAATTGAGGCAGACCGAAAGAACGCTGCGCCAATGCCAGAACACATTCGCCAACAAATTGCACAAGTATTGAGAAAAGTATGACAAGAACTTACGCACTTAAACGCCTGTTGGAACACGGGGAATTGTCTAGCAAAGAGATTGAAGAAATCACTTGCTGGACAACAAAGCAGGTTTGGGCCAGCATCCAGCGTCTGCAAAAAACTGACGTTGTTCGCAAGTACCCAAAGATGAAGTGGGGTTTGATACAACTGTGGCCTTACCCATGACACGCAGACAGATACAAGACGCTGGCGACAGATACCAGATTGAGTTGGGCGAAGCAAGGGTATTGTTTTGCACCTATCAAGTGACCAAGCAAAAAGTTCTGACTCAGGTCAGGATGGAATGGTTGGAAAAGAAGTACGGCACGGGTTCTGTAGCAAGAATTCGTGATTACATGACAAGACTACAAAACGGAGAACTTGAATGAGATACGCAAGCCGTGTGGACGCAAATCAGGCTGAAGTGGTTGCACAGCTACGAGCAGCAGGTGCTTACGTCTGGGTCATTGCCCTACCTGTTGACCTTTTGGTTGGCTACAACGGTCAGACATTCTTGGTTGAGATCAAGGATGGCCCTAAAAAGGGTTTAACGAGGCTACAGCAAGACTTTTTTGGGAATTGGATAGGTGGTAGCCTACACCGCATTGATGGCCCTGAAGACGCTTTACGCATGATTGGGGTGCTATGACATTAGACATGAAAAGCCGTGAGCAGGAACGCCTTTATCACGCAATCATCAACCAGATTGCCAAACAATCAAAGTTGCACGGTAGCCGCTGGACATCTGAGTCGTGGAAACGATACCTGATTGACCAGTGGGCGCATGAGAACGGCGAGTCAGCATCTGTTAGCAAAGTAATGCCAAGCATTGATGGGCTGCGTGTTGTCCAGTTAGGTCTGCAAAGCCGAAGGTTTACCAAAGAGCAAGCCATCAGCTTTACCGAGTGGTTGATTTATTGGGCAACAACAAATGGAGTAACCCTTGAAGATCGCTGAAGTCATTCACAAAGGCAAAGTAGCAAGCCTTGGCTGTGCGCTGTGCCACCATTTGCATGGCGACCATGAACCCGGCCCTGTAGAGCTTCACCACCTAAGAGCAGGTGGATGGGGCAAAGGCAACTACCTGACTTTAATTCCACTATGCGTTGAGCATCACCGTGGCAATAAGGGTTTTCACGGGCTTGGCAGCAAAGGCTTTGTTGAATACTATGACATCACTCAGCAAGAACTGCTTGAGTGGACACTTAACAAGATAGGACAAACATGACAAACACAATGGGCAACTTACTTGATGAATTTGAAGCAGAGTTGATTGCTAAAGACAAAGCAGTTACACCTGAACAACGGGCCGTAGAAGAACAGCGCCGACAAATTCAACGCGAATACGAAGCAAAGCACACATCTATTGAAACAGATGAAGACCGTGCCAACACAGACGAATATCCAGTTGATGAGGACGAGCAATGAACTACGCAGCCATTGCAGCGGCTATGAGAGCCGAAATTGAAAACCCTTTGAAATGCTATATGCCTAACAGCCCCGGTGCGTTTGTGCGTGACAGGCTGTTCAAGGAATGCCTGTGGGAAGAAGCCGCTTACTTTTGGGGTTGCTATTGCAGTCAAATGTTTAACAGCCATGAACTAAACGACTTGTTTCTTGAGCTTGAGGCACTTGCCGCCAAAGAGAAGATGCCCGATTGGGGAACAAAGGGGACATGATGAACGACTGCCAACATGATTGGAAGCCAATTAAAGGGCCGGGTATGTACCACTGCGCCCGGTGTGGCGCGTTCAGGAGGATCATTAAATGAACCAACCATTTTTTGAAGCCGTAACGGGCCTTGCGGAAATTGTGTGGCTGATGTTTGTGTGCTTGCTCTTGCTGATCACTGCCCCGGTGTGGTTGTTGCCGTACACCGTGTTTAAAGTGTGGCAAAACTTGAGGGGTAACGAATGACCGAAGAAGACAAGCCCACCCCTGCCGACAAGCAGCTTGGGTGGGTGGTGGCGGCATTCATTGTGCTGATGTTGGGTCTGATGACATTGAGGAGTTGCTTGTGAGAAACATTAAAGAAATGGCCCGTGAAGTCAAGATGCCATATGACTTTGTGACGGGTGAGCCAATTAACATTGAAAAGCTGGAAGCCTTTGCAAGCCTTGTTCGTGCTGAAGCACTAGCAAAACATTTAGCCGTACCCGATGCAATTCACCACACTGACACGAGCGAGACTCTTGAATACATCCAAGGCTGGAACGATTGCCGGGCATTAATGCTGCAAGGCCAAAAATGAGAAAGCAATGCCGCCGCAAGGTTTACCAGTTAGTTGACCCAATTGCTCACGCAATAGCAGGAGCCGCCATCACAACAGACGAACAACTCAAACTGCTCAAAGACAAAGAACTTGCCGCAATTGAAGCAATCCGTACAGGCAACGCTACTGTCTACACATGGCAAGAACTGGTGGACATGAACAACATCTGTCAGGTTATGGCCCGTCAAGGCATTGGCCCTGAAGCATTAGTTGATTGCATGATTGCAGAAATAGAGCTTAAACACGCTGCTAAACGGTTTGAAGCAACAGGTCGTATGCTGCTGACAGGTACAGGTTTAAGAGCCATCAACGAGGTTTTAGAATGGCATCACCTGCAAAGAACGTCAATTAGCCGTAGCGAGTACGAGCGCATGATTGACAAAACACGCAATAAACTACGCTCTCGCTCAAAAGATGTAACGGTAATACAATGACGCAAAGGAATATCACTATGAAATTCACGATCAAAGAAGCCCCGCAAAACCTCATGGGCGAATTCGCTATGTGCTTGCTTAACAGCGTTACAGCAGGGCATATCCACCATCTAACCACAGACAGTTACTCACAGCACATGTCTTTGGGTGACTTCTATGATGGCTTGGACGATCTGGCAGACAAATTCATCGAAGCGTACCAAGGCCGATACTCGAAAATAATTTTCGCGGAAAAGGCACTTTTTCTGGGGGGAAATGGTCTGGAGCTTGTTCAGTACGTCTGTGACCAGATTGAGCTTTACCGCATCATGCCCGGCTTCCCACAGGATAGCGAACTGCTAAACATTGTGGATGAACTGCTTGACCTGACAGATTCCACCAAATACAAGCTGAGATTCCTGAAGTGATGACAACTATTCAGAACCAAGTCGGCTGGTATTGCGGTTTGCAAGGCCCATTTGCACACAAGGCACAAGCACTGGCACTGCGTTGGAATGCTGCTGTAGTTAGCTACAAACCAGTACAAAAAGAGGCCATTTCCTACAGAGTGGACAAAAACGTGTGGAAATCGCCCAACATTTTGGTGGAAAAATAGCAGCATCTTGGAAAATCTTTTACAATTTCCCGGCAGTTGAAAAGTGAGGGAATTTTGCCTAGCTGGACTAGGCATTTTTTTGCTTCCAATTTTTTTTTCCGAAATGCGTAGTTGGCCTATAGGGTTTTTTGGCTCTATATTGCCGTTTGATTATATAAGCTGCCGCTGATGTGTGTGAGCACTCACTTCGCATCAGGGTAAACCCCTACTACGTAGGGGAAAACCATTAGGGGTAAACCCTTAAACTCTCTGGTAGCAGCACCACAGGCAGACCAGCAGCAGACCACCAGCAAGAAGACACCAGCACAGAAGCCCAGACAAGGCCCACAGCAGACCATTTGACCAGTGCCTGTAGGGTAGTGGCTTGACACCACAAAAATGCCTTGTAGACCCCCACAGCAAGAAGTGAGCACTCACTTACTTAACAGGCCCAAAAAAACCCGGTCTAAGACCGGGTTCTCTTGGGTCTATTAAGTCAAGGCCCAGAAGTCATTTTTATGTACTTCCCTTGGGTCTTGGTCATCAGGCCCATTCAACAAGAATACATCCATAGACCCACAGGCATAAATAGTGTCAACAATATAAAGCTGCACTGGTTGACCTGTATCTTCAAGGCAAACCCCTACAGAGTTAATATGAATTAACCCTCTCCTTTTGTTTTCTTTCATCTCTTGCACTTCAATATCTAATTCTGAAAAGTAACTCATTTGGAAATCTCCTCTCTAAAATAATATTGACAGATAGCAGCCATTATTTCGGCATCTTCTACACTGGCATTACAACCCAAAGATAAACACCAAGACTTGCACCAGACTTGACTATCTTCCATAAAACCCAAATAAATATAATTTTCCATGCTGTTTTCTCCTTACAAATAGTTATCGTAATCTTCAAAATATTCTAAAAAAGAGTAAGGCCCATTCTTTTCTATATATTCTGTAATGATATCTAATAAATAATCCCTTGTTATCATTGTAGGGGATATATTACTTGCAATATCCCCCATAATATCTGCTTGGAATTCCCATAAATCTACAGACCGAATAGATAGCAGCATTTTAAAAGCTGCTTTATTGTCCAAATAATTGATGGATTCAATTAATTCTTGATTCAAATCAGGAAAATAACTCATTTGATATTCTCCTATTAATGTAATTCATAAGACACAGGCACAGCAGACCAGCAGACCCTGCACTCTTTGCATTCACCACCTTGTGCTGGTGCTTTGCATGGTTCGCCAATAGGTGCAGCAGTATGCACATTAGAAACAGTAATATTCTTAATGCCTTGTAGACTTGCTGGCACTTTCACTGGTTGGTCTGGATACATAGCAGACAATCGAATAATCAGATTATCGGGAAGACTTCCATATTTAGCGACATATTCTTTAATCATTGAATATTCTCTAGTTGGTAACCAGTGCATGGTGTCTGGTGTCTGTGCTGCTACCTGTGCTATTTTCTCTAAATGCCACAGACCCTGTAGATCTCCTGAGTCATGCCATCTAAAATAAGCATCAAGCCCGATTAAAGCCACCATAGAAGCCACCCAATGCTCACTAATAAGAGAATCTAATCTGGCATGCTGTGCTGGTTGTATGGTGTTCTGATACATAGAATAAAAACCCTTATCTGCATAACAGGTGCTGCAAATGCTGCCTTTAATCTGTGCCATCTTGTAACCAGTAATACAAGCCACAGTAGGCAAAGAATAAGACTTACAAGGCATTTTAGAAGTTTGAGTTAATCCACCATTAATAATGGAAGCAACTTTTTTGAGCATAAATACTTTTTGCATTTTGTTTTCTCTTGTGTTGATTGATTAATAAGTCAGGATATCAAAGTAAGCAAGGGCAAAGCCACACAGCACAAGGCCCAAAATAACTGCTGTCAATATATCGAAAATGGTTTCTTTCATTTTGTTTTCTCCTTAAATAGTTGTTTCATAAATTTCTGACCACTCTTCCATAAATGATGTACAGGTGTAATCAACCACTGTTTCATCATCTTCAAGACCAAAAGCAGACACTAAAGCCCATCCAATAACAGCATCTTGCTGCCTGATTCTTAACTGTGCTTCTTCCACTGATTCAATGGCATCAATGATGGCTTTATAGGCTGTGCAGCGTTTTACTTGCCATTCACCACCATCCCACACAGAGACAGTGCAACCCATTGACAGTGCATGCTTGATTAAATGCTTGTAGGCTTTCATTTGAATATCTCCAATTAGTAAGGGTTTAAACGCAAGGCACTGCACCAGCTGCTGCACGTAACTGGTTGACGATTTCGTAATACTTGTCATATGGGATGCCTTCTTTCGATGCATAGGTGGTTATGTCTCTGTCATAAGCCGACATGACTTCATGCTTGGTCAGTGCCACATGACTAGGCAGCAGCAGGTCTAGGTGTCGGTCATAGTCAACCATGACGATGCAGCCGTTTTCTAATTTGGCTGCTGCTATGCGCTGTCCGCACTCTGTATATGTCCGGCCTGTGTTGAATGTGATGGTTTGCATGTTGTCTTCTCCTGTTAATAAATTACTTGCCTGATGCGTAGTGGTGCAGGGTCTTGACGTATTCACGAAAAGACTTTTGGTTCTTAGCGTTTTGATACCAAGCCACCACCACAGTGCCTGACTTCCTGACACCTAAAAAAATGCCCTTGTTAGTCTTGTCTCCTGCATAGATCCATTGACCGGGTTGAATGTGCTTGTAAAAGGCATCAGGCATGGCCCACACGTTAAAAGCTGGTTGATATCTCATGGTCTGTTCTCCTTAGTAAGTAAAGCCAATAAAAACGAGTTTGTCTGCCTTGATGTAAACGTGTCGGTTGATGTCTTCCGTATCAGTGCATTCAAATGACTTGGTAGACCTGTCATATGCACCTTTGATGAAGACAGTCTTAGCGTCTTCTTTTCGCTTGATGTATTCACCGGGTTTAACTGACTTGATGGTGGTCTGTTGCATGAGGAAATCTCCTATAAAAAAACAATGGGGTCTTTATTGCATCACAGCACAGACAAGTTATCAACAAAAAAATCCTCTTTTGTGTCTGTTTCTAGCACAGGCCCATAAAAGCCCCTAGAAGGCCTTTTAAGACGTTTTAGGCTTTTCCCATATTTACCCATCAGAAAAAGTTATCCACACTGCTAGTGCTATCCATCCACAGATTTTGGTCTTATATAAGACTGACAACCTGTGTATAACTCTGGCCTGTATCTTGCACATGTGTGGATAACTTTGCCTTGTGTGTACAAGCTGTGCATAATTCATGGATGCCCACATCACCACCTACACAGTGCAGCAAGTACAGATGCAAGCATCCTTCTGTCAAGGGAAGCACCTTTTGTGCAGAGCATGCACCACCCAAGACCACCACCCAAGACCGACAAGCATTCAATGCCCATTACAAGACAGCAGCATGGCAAACCCAAAGGGCCATTCAGTTATCTAAACAGCCACTGTGCCAAGCCTGTCTATTGAATAACCAGATAACCCAAGCAGAACATATAGACCACCTATTTGCATGGTCTGATATTGGCGAATCAGCATTTAAATTAAATATATTCCAAAGTTTGTGCGAATCACATCATTCGATAAAAACAGGTCTTGAATCTAAGGGCATATATAGACATTACACAGTTAATGGAGAAAAGGATTATTCATTATCTGATTATTACTCTGTGGTTACTTTATCCTAGTACTAGCACACCAGCACCAAGACCACACCATTTTGTAATGCTTGGGTTTGCAATAAACCATCACCAGACGCCCACAGGCATCAAATTGTAGTACCCATGCAGTACCGCATGAGCAACTAGAAACTAAAAGTACCACGTTTGGCGCAGGAGCAGGCGCGGGGACGATTGCGTAGAGATGCAAAGTCAAGAGTGGGTGTACGAACTGTCGGTTTGTGGTACGCTAAAGCATGACAAGACAACAGGAACTAAACCTATGGCAAAAAAACCTCGTCACATTCTTGGCTACTTAAATGACCCTTCCACATGGGACAGGGCTGCGTTTGAGACTGCTATTCGCGCTGAAGTCGAAGCCTCGACAGGAACTCTCACGGCATCAGATGAACTGCTGGTTGGTGCGTTGGTCATTACTGTTGACAGTATGCTGACAGCAGAAATCAACATTCGTGAGCAAGGCCACACGTTTACTTACAACTCAGGTGATGCCACAAGTCCTTGGTACAAGATCCGCACTGAGATGGCTGACAAGGCTGTAAAGATGCTTGCAGAACTTGGCCTAGTTGCCCGTGGTCGCCCGAAGTTGAAAGCCAAAGTGAGTGATGTAGATGAGCTATTCGCCACTGCTTAACCCTGCGTTTGAGTATGCGGTAGCGGTGACTCGGGGTGACATTGCAGCGTGTGAGGATGTCAAACTGGCTTGCCAACGGTTCTTGGATATGGTCGAACGTAAGGATGCGGCTTACGAGTTTGTACCTGCCAAGGCTGAACACATCCTCAAATTCGTCAAATTCTGCCGCCATGTCAAAGGGCCAGATGCCGGGAAGCCAATTGAACTACAGCCTTTTCAGGTTATGTACTTGGCTGGCGTTTATGGTTTTAGGGACAGGCGTGACCACACGTTTCGTTGGGTAACAGATGTCATTTTGTTCGTGCCTAGAAAATCTGGCAAAACAACCATTGCGTCCATCATTGCGCTGTATGAGTTGCAGTTTGGTGATGCTGGTGCTGAAGTGTTTACTCTGGCTACCAACAGGGATCAGGCGAGTATTTGCTTTGATTCGTCCAAGGCCATCGTAGAGAATATGAGGCCAGAGTTGGGAGCTAAGTTTATTGCTTATCGCAGTGAACTAAAAAAGGCTGGCGACTCTATTTCTACCTACCGTGCGCTGTCACGGGAAAACAGGAAGACAGGTGACGGTAAAAACCCGTCTTGCGCCATGATTGACGAGGCGGCTCAGATTACTGAGAGACAGTCAATTGAGGTGTTGCATTCGGGCATGGGCGCTCGTAAGAACCCGCTGCGTATGTACTTGACCACTGCCAGCTTTACTAAGGAAACCAAATTCTTTGAAGACCTTTCACACTTCCGTAGCGTGTTGCGTGGCGCTGCTGCTGATAGCTATCGCTGGTTTGGTTTACTCTATAGCATTGATCCCGGCGACAATTGGGCTGATCCTGCGGTTTGGGGCAAAGCTAACCCGATGCTTGGTGT